CGCCGAAGTTCATGTCCCTCGCTGGAGACTCGCCCACTGCATGGGCGCGCATTGTTCGCGCTGCGGAGTCGTACCAGTACGTCAATTTCGATCGATACGACACTTTCCGGGCGCGGTCTCTCCCTATGAATACCGCGCTAGTGGCTTGGGCGCTGTGGCAATACCAGCGTGACCAGGAACTGTCGGATTTTGTCGGGGCCCCGTCACTGTGAGCGATCGGCTCGTGGGCTATGGTTACCGGTATCATGAGGTTCCTGGTCTGGTTCTTCCAAAGGTGCGCGAAAATGTAGAAATTAGCGTGCCTAGGGAGGACCGGAAACCTGATGAGAGGAGGCCTGTTAGCGTGTCACTGGGGTGTCACGTCGACGGTGTCTCTATGCCCAAGCCGGACCTTGGCCATGCGAGTACGATGGTGGCGGGGGTGTGCAAGCGGTTTGCTGGGCGGGTTCCCGCGGCTGATAAGGCCGCGATGGCTCGCTTCAGGCTGTTTGTACGCCACTACATCCGGCGGCACTATACGCCGCTAACCCCGGATGTAGATACCAGTATACGGACCTGGTTAGCGGCAACGACCTACCCGGAGTGGAGGAAGCGAGAGCTTTTGGAGAAGCTTGAAGCCTACCATAGGGGTGAACTGACGTTGGAGGAGTTATTGGCCTGCGCGTCGTTCATGAAGGATGAGTTTTACCTCGAATATAAGCACGGACGGGGTATTAACGCCCGGCATGATGTCTTCAAGTGCCTGGTGGGACCAATTTTCAAACTCATCGAAGAGGAGGTGTACAAGGACCACCACTTTATCAAACACGTGCCAGTCGCGAAGCGTCCTGAGTTCATTCGGGATTTGCTGATGGCAGAGGGCGTTCGTTTTTACGCCAGCGACTATACTTCCTTCGAAGCTCTTTTTACCCGGGAGCTAATGGAGGCTTGTGAATTCGAGTTATACTCCTACATGACCCAGCACTTGGATGAGTCTTCGCTCATGAAATGGGCATGCGAGAGTGTACTCGGAGGGGATAATATCTGCAACTTCAAAGACTTTACCGTCTGGCTAGAAGCGGTCAGAATGTCAGGTGAAATGTGTACTTCGTTGGGGAACGGGTTCACAAATCTAATGGCTTTTCTGTTCGTGGCCCAAGAGAAAGGGTCTACTTATGCCGATGGAGTTGTGGAGGGGGATGACGGCCTTTTTGCGCTAAATGGTCCCCCGCCCACGCCTGCTGACTTCGAAAAACTTGGTTTGGTGATCAAGTTAGAGGAGCATCAGGATCTGTCCACGGCCTCGTTTTGCGGTCTGATCTTTGATCCGCATGACTTGGTCAACATCGCCTGTCCGAGAAAGATCCTTGCGGGGTTCGGATGGGCGGCGGGGCAATATGTGGGCGCAAAGCCCAAAATCCTCAAGGCACTCTTGAGGTGCAAAGCGTTGAGCTTGGCTCATCAATATCCAGGGGCTCCGATAATTTCAGCCTTGGCTAGGTATGGACTGCGCGTGACTGACGACGTCCAGGCCTGTAAGATGTATCGCGTGCTAAATGCGCGTGCCGCGCTCGATGAATGGCATAGGAGACAGGTGCTGCAGGCACTAGAATCCGAAATCGTGGACAGACCGGTCCCGATAAACACTAGGTTGCTAATGGAGTCCAAATTTGGAATCTCGGTTACGGATCAGATCCGGATTGAGGAGTACTTAAATGGGCTTAACAGTGTTGTGCCGTTGAAAATAGATGTCGACCTCTTTTCTAATACATGGATCCATTACTGGGATGTCTATGTAAAGGAGGCGAAATGGGGAAGAAGACCCGAACTGGCCGTTGCTAACAACGGGCTTAACATCTACACTTTGTTTAACCAGAAGGGGGGGAGACTGGTACCCCGGCGCAATCCAGTTGTGGCTCCCCAGAGCCAACGGTAGTGTAAG